ATGAGTGAATTTGAAATGCTGATTATTTACTTGAATAAAGTTTATATATGACATACCATAGTATTATACAAAGTCACAATAGGGTTTATTATGATGGTTTGGAAGAAAGTGTATGGTCAAAGTGAATATTATAAGGAAGTTTCACAATGCGGAAAGGTAAGATCTTTAGATAAAGTTGTTAATAATTGGCCTAGTGGAACAAGAATAATAAAAGGGAAAGTACTAAGTGTTAATTGGTTAAGAAATGGATACCCATCAATTAATGTTGATGGAGTACCTACTTATATACACAGATTAGTAGCTTTTTCATTTGTTGAAGGTTATGACGATGAGAGATACTGTGTAAACCATATTGATGGAAATAAAAAAAATAACAACTTTAAAAATCTAGAGTGGGTAACAAAAAAAGAAAACTCTATACACGCATCAAAAACAGGACTTTTATTATTCTCAAAATCAATAATAAGAAGTGAAGATTATTTAGGGGTTTGTTTATTTTACCCACAGATAACTAAGGTATTATTCGATGGGTATAATAGAACAGCTGTATCAAATTGCCTTAGTGGTTTATCAAAATCTAGCGCTGGATTTAAATGGAGTTATTGTGAAAGAACTTAGGATTGATTTTGGTAATTTTGACGAGTCAATAAATGAAATAAAAAAAGAATTATTAAAGCATAAATTATTAATAGTTAATTTACAGTCGGCAAAAATAGGTAAATGGGGGTTAGCCAGACTTTGGCGCTCATGGATGGGTTCAACAGCTAAGGTAATGGCACAAAAAGGCGTTAACATGCTAGTCATAAACAAGGATGATAAATGCATAGGGGAAAGACCTTTTAATGCAAATGACGCTCATGAATTATTCACAATTCAGTATTTGTCAGATGAAAAAGGAAAAAGATTATCGTGGAGTAAAAAAGGCCGTGACGACATGAGACAGGCTACAAGAGGTGAACGTGTATTTGCAATGCAACAGCATCAACAGTGGATGATAGAGCGAGGAATTAATCATTTAAACCCCAAGGACAGCGATTATATGAAAGCTATTCAGGAGCAAAACAGATGAAAGAAATAACAGATAGAGAAATGTTGTATTTTGTCTTAAATAAAAAGCCAAAATTTTACAAGTCGCAAACGGGTTCTTATGTAGCAAGTTATTGGCAAGTTGAGGGAGTAACATCTATTAATAGCCCGATTTTCAACACCAGAATAGAATGTATAAAATATTTTATTAACGAGGAGATAGAAAATGACAACAGTAGTTTATGACCACAATAATGGATTGATAGCAGTTGATAGTCTTGCTACCGCTGGCAGCATAATAAAATCAAGTACATACGATAAAACAATAAGAAACGAGTTAGGATTGTGGATATTTTCAGGACATGTCAGTGATGTTGAGTCAATGACAAAATTAAATCATCATGATAAATCAGATGTTTATTTGGATTGTGCCAGTTTTTTAATTGTAAAAGAATCTGTTTTTGTTGTTTCAATGGGAAAGGACTGTTATTGCATTCATTCTAAAATTACATTTAATGAAGGTTTAGGTTCTGGACAAGAGTTTGCCCAAGCTGCCTTAGACTTTGGAAAAACAGCCCGTGAGGCGGTTGAATATGCAATCACAAAAGATATTTATACCGGCGGGAAAGTGCGCGTATTTAATTTAAAAGGTGTAGAGGTTGAATAAACATAACTTTAAAGAAAGACCAGTTATGAGTGATGAATTGTGGCATTCATTCGATCACAAAGTACTAATGGGTGGTATGGGTGATGATACAGCGATGTTGATTGCTGAACTATACGCAAGAGGACTTGAACCAGATGAAATAGTATTTTGTGATACGGAGTCAGAGTTCCCCCACACTTATAAATTTATAGAATATTTAAAAAAATGGAGTGAGGAAAAAAAATGGTCAAAAATAGTAATTCTTAATAAATTAGATAAGGATGGTGAGCCACTTTCAGTTATTGGAAATTGCATCAATAAAAAAACTTTGCCAGCCGTTGCGTTCGGTAGTAAATCTTGCTCATTAAGGTTTAAAATGGAAACGGCAGATTTGTATTTTAATAATAGTGAAAAATGTCATTTAGCATGGGGAGTAAATAAAAAGGGAATTAATTTTAATTTACATACCGGTAAGATTTTAAGAATGGTTGGTATTAATTACGATGAGCCTCAAAGAGTAAATAGCTGGAAAAATCAACCAAAATGGGTTCAAGTTTTCCCCTTGTTTGATTGGGAAATTGGTGAGAAAGAGTCAGAGAATGTTGAAAAAGTAGGGCTATACTATCCTGGCAAGTCAAGTTGTACAGTTTGTCCGAATATGTCGCATGCTGAAATCGCTATGCTGAGAGATGAATACCCTTTGATATTTAAACAATCTCTTAGTATTGAATCTAATTACAGAAAGACATCATTAATAAAATCTAAACAAACAGACTTGTTTACAGAAGGAGTATTCGATAATACGGTGATGGGTTTGGGCGGTCGAAATGGGAAAACATGGAAACAGATGCTTCATGAATACGATGAAAATCCACAGTATTACAAAGTGATGTCAGATAAAAAACCTTGTGGCTGTGGTCATTAGTAAACCGAACAGTAATAATCTATAATAAAGTAGATTACATATACAGGAGATAATCATGGCTAAAAATTCAAAAGCAAGCAAAAAAGGTTCAAGCGTAAAAGGTGAAGGAGCAAAAGCTAGGGAGGCGATAGCTAAATCAAGAAAAAAAGGCGCAACAACGGGAGATATAGCAAAAGCGGCAGATAGGGACGAAAGCACTATAGCTCTTATAGAAAATGGAACAATTAAAAACACACCAAAAGGACTTTCAAAAAAAATTAGCAAAGCAAAGAAAACGTCAAGTAAACCGACTAAGAAAACTAAATCCAGTAAATCAAAAGCCGTAGCATCCAGAAAAAAACATAAATAATGTCAAAGATAACTGAATCAGCTAAAAACGAAACATGCTCGCTAAGAGTATCACCCCATTGCACCCACGACTTAGAAGGGTATGTTGTACTGTGCCATTTAAACTCAAACTATCGCGGCATGGGCATAAAGAGCCCTGATATATTCGGTGTTTATGGGTGTCATCAATGTCATGTGTTGCTTGACGCTGGCAAAGTTGATCATTATCAACAGATGCGTGCCTGGCAAGAAACTTTGATGAAATTTATTGAAAAAGATTTAGTTAGTTTAAAATAAAGGATGAATAATTATGGAATATAAACTAGGAATGACGGGGCTTGATTACTTAAAAGCTAAAGAAATTGCTGAACAAGGTTCGTCGCTTATGTGGGGTGTAGATTGGCAAGAAGAAAAAGCTTACCCATGTGATAATCAAGAAGTAACTATAACTAAAGAAAATGAGGTAATTATGGAAGGCATGCCACTACAAGATTTAATTAAAGAGCATGGTTTGAAAGAGGGTGACGAGGTTACTTGTTGTGTTGGTGGTGAATTTATTCCGATTGTTGGAATAGATTATAAAATAACAAAAAGTGATTCAGGAGCTTGTGGACTATTTATAGGAACAATTGACACATCAACTTGGAGAAATGTCAGCTACATTTCACGCACGAATAAATTCATCGTAAAAGAACACTCAAACAAGCTAACCGAAAAAACACCACACTGCGCTCTAAAACATCTATGGGCAGATGGGGCGATTATTCAGTTTGAAGATATTGATGGTTGTTGGATGAGTGCTGGCGAAAATCCAGAATGGAAAATTCATGTTAAATACAGAGTAAAACCAAGAGAATACACTGATACTGAAATGCTTGAATGGATGGCAGTATATAGTGCTTTTATAACTAACGACAAAGACGTTGAAAAATTCTACTTGACATGGGTTGATAGTCTCGGAGGTGTTAATGAAACATCATTATCTAATAGCCTCAGAGAGGCAATAACCAAAGCTATGAACGCCAGTGAACAAGATTAACATAAAGCCGTTATCTGTTAATGCAGCGTTTCAGGGCAGACGATTCAAGACATCTAAATACAAGCGGTATGAAAAAAATGTTTTGCTTCTTTTGCCCAGATTAAAAATACCAAAGGGTAAGCTTGAGGTGACGTTAACATTTGGGTTTAGCAGCAAACTATGCGACCTTGACAATCCGGTGAAATTGATAATCGACTGTTTTCAGAAAAAATATAAATTTAATGATCGCGATATTTATAAGCTCACTGTATTTAAAGTTGACGTTGGAAAGCGAGAAGAGTTTATTGAATTTGATATAAAGGAATTTAACTGAAAACAGGGTTATAGTGGACTAGCAGCCAATTAAATAGTAAGCTTAATAAGCTCGAACGAGCATTAATTTATTAATAAATAGTGAGAAGCAAACAAATGAACGAAGCATTAAATATTAAATTCAATATGGGTCACCCTGGCGGAGAAAAACCACCATTAGAAGATCCCGATCCAGAACCTGGTCAAGGCGATTTAAGACAAGAGAATTTTAATTGATTTATTCATTTACAATAGATCTAATAGCTAGAGGGTCTATTTACCTTCTAGCTATTTATTTCCTATTTATTTTATCATCAAGTGACAAAAAGTATAAATTACAATCCTTAATAATATTAATTTACTGTATTGTTTGTTCTTTAATTCCTAATATTGAGGTATCAAGTAATAATTACAGAGAAATATGGATAAACCAGTGTTGGATTATTCTTTTAATCAACGGTGCAGCAGCACTAGCCATGATATCAACAACTTTTTTCGGGAAACTTCACATAAAACAATCGTTGATTTTACTGTTCGCAGTATTTATCAATGGGTTCATGGTTACAATACTAGAAAATAAAGCTACTCATATTATTCCTTATATTACATTCTTTTATCATTTTTACGACGAACTAATTTTGTTAACATATATAATGATGATAGGGACATCTTACAATGGATTTGTTTCAGCCGTTAATAGATCACTTTGGAGAATACAGAGGTATTTACGGACCGCTGATGTTTGCCATAATAATTTTAGTAAAAATCGTTTTGAGAAAGAAGATTTTACCCAAGGACGGAGATCGTGAATCTCCAGACGAGTGAATTAGTATCCTTTAGTTCACTTGGTATTGCTTTCGCTTCAGGATTTGGTGTGTGGCAGGGTTGGTTTGAATATATCAATGCTAACGCACCAGGATTAGGAGTTCTTTCATCTTTATTTTTTGGGATCATTGGTATTGTATTTCTATGGCTATCGTTAAAAAAAGAACGGTTGTCTAATGAAAATAAAGTCAAGATAGACAAACAAAGCATAAAAATCAAAGGTATGCAAGAGAAGATTGACAGATTATCAAGTAAACAAACCAAGGAGAATGCCATGCCAGGTCACACACCAAAAGAGAAAGCAAAAAACAAAAGTAGTCATAATAAAAAAACAACAAAAATAATTCGTAAGCCTATGAAGAAAAAAGTCACAAAGAAAATTAAATAAACTACGGGGAATTGAAATGACTTTATCAACAAAAGAGTATGAGAAAGCAAAAGAGGTAGAGCAAGAGATTGAACGTGTTAAAATTAAGGTAATGCAATTAGAATATAATCGTAAAATTGCGAACACTCTAGGAGTAATAGATAAAATAGATTTAGAATTATCAGAATCAAATGGCCTGTTATATTCACTAAAAGGTGAATTTAGTTCATTAGTTGTAGATGAGGATACCGCAAAAGGTTCATCACAAGAGTGCGAAAAAGATGATAGAGACTGCCGACTTAAGAAATCGAAAAAAATCAACGAACTTTACGTGGATGCTATGTCGGATGCTATATGTAAAAGGGGTGAAGAATTACGTAGAGCTCAAAGAGAAACTAATGAATATTTAGTAGATACTATATCAAGTGGGTCATTTGGCGGTATTAAAGAAACAGATGCCGAACAATCTACCGATGCTATAAGACACAGGTATACCGATGCACCATGTGGCGATATAATTGAAATGAAAGAATTCAACGGCAGACTTGTTATTTTATCAAAAGGTTATCTTTATATGATAAATGAAAAATTTGAGCTTGAAAGGATAGGATTTAAGTAAAAAATAAGCCACATTAAAGCACCCAAATAAGCCGTCATTAGACGGTTTTATTCGTTTATGTTACAGTGTAAATACAATACGGCAACACTACGGCATTCATGGGAAAGAAAAATAGTACATCATTTGGTGAGGAAAACCAGCCTAACAAGCGAAGGGGTAAGTCTGCAAAGACTATAATAATAGAAACATTTATAGAGAATTCACACCTTAACCTTAAAAAGAAGGCAACCAAAGAAGAGGCTGAAAAAGCTTTCTTTAATTTAGTGGCCAAAAGTGCATTTGATCCTCAAGATAAAGAGAGAGGGCTTTGTATAAATCTATTGGCCAATAAAGGTTGGGCAAACGTAAAACCGTCAAGTGAGATGGTAACCTTCGAATTCAACGAAGATGCACAACCTCACGAACAAGCATTTCAAGTGATCAAGGCAATATCAGAAGGGCAAATACCACCTGATATTGGCGGCATGATAATTCAATCAATTCGAGCCATGATAGACATCGAAGAATATACCGATTTAAAATTAAGAATCGAATCGATTGAAAAATCACTAGGGGTTAGCGTTGAGTAGGTCTTTAAAGAAAAGGTTGTCCAAAGTTGAGTTGTTAGCTAAATCAGCTAGTGGTACATTGGAGCCTACTGTATACGGCGTAATAGATAGAGTTGATAAGATTGATGGCAAATTAGTACCTCATATCATTAGGCGCTGGATTGGCACTGTAGGAGATATGAAACCTACTGATAAAGAGCCAACGGTATTATTAATTGAGAAATTAGAGCCTTTCATACTCAAGCACAAGAAATATAAATTATTATTTGGTGGCAGGGGAGCAACTAAAACTAGGTTTGCACAGAATATATTTGTTGCAGACGTCCACTCATCCGCATCTAAGAACTATGTCTTGCGTGAAAGAATGACATCGTTAAAAGAAAGTGTTTACTCTGGCATAGAATCAACGATTAAAAGCGCTGGCTTAGGTGGCTTCTTGTCTGTTCCGTCCAAGTGGGAAATACGAAACGGTAATGGTGGCAAGTTAACCTTTGGCGGTATGCAGAACATTATTGATATAAAGGGTGCGTCTGATTTTAAACGCTTTCTAATGGAAGAGGCAGAGAAGACAAAGCAAGAAACTATTGATACGCTAGGGCCAACACTAAGAGATACGCCAGGCGCTGAACTATGGTACTTATGGAATACTGGCAGCTCACAAGACCCGATGAGCAAAGAGTTTATTACACCCTATCAGGCGGAAATAGACAAGTTCGGTTACTACGAAGATAAGTACCATATGATAGCAAAGCTAACTTATAGAGATAACCCGTGGTTTGAACACGATGAATCTTTACAGCTAGAGCTTGAGAAAGACAGAGGCAAGGTTGAAAAGGGTATTATGACTAAAGCTAGATTTGAAGGTATATGGGACGGTAAGTTTAACGACGATGTTACAAGCTCAGTAATAAAAGAAGATTGGTTTAACGCTTGTATTGATGCGCACATTAAGTTAGGCATTGATGTGAGAGGTGCCAAGGTTGCAGCGTGCGACCCATCAGACACAGGCGTTGACCCGTGTGGTTATACAGCAAGACAAGGGATAGTTTTCCTTGATATTGATGAAATAGAGGGTGAAAATGGCAATATTAAAATGGATGAGGCATGCAAGAGATCTATATTATTCGGCTCTGATTCGTTTGGTTATGATGCTGATGGACTCGGGGCAACGTTACGAGATAATGTTTCAAAATGTCATAAGGGCAAGGCAACACAAATATATGCCTATAAGGGTTCAAGGAAGATACGAAAACCAGAGGCAGAGTTTAAGAATGATTCGGCTCAGTTGGTCAACACGAAGAAGGGCATCAAGAACAAGGACGTGTTATTCAATCTCAAAGCGCAAAACATAATAACATTTGCTGACCGTGTGTTGAATACTTACGAAGCTGTTGTGTTAAAGAAATATCATGACCCTGACGATTTAGTTAGCTTTTGTTCAAAGTCAATAAAGCCTGAAATGTTAGAGAAAATAAAAGCTGAGGCATGTAAGACACCGATTAAGCCAGGTAGTACCGTTAGATTTTACACTAAAGAAGAGTTGAGAAGGGGTATTATGATGCCGGATGGCTCAAGACTCAAGATACCATCACCCAACCTATTCGATGCCGCCGTGCTTTCATTCGATGAAGATAGTATAATTAATAAAATAGGCAAAGTTACATTAAGGTTTGATACCATATGTCAATAGATATAGATTTTACAAAGCATGAGACTATCCTTGTGATGGTAAAGGAAGTACAGGACGCTGAGAATAACATCAGACAGAACGCGAGAGATGCCAAGTTATTCATCATAAAGCGCGATGGACAATGGGACCCTTACGCTTGGAATAAGTTAGAGGGAAGGTTCAGAGGTACATTTGATATGTGCTCACCTATTGTTGACCAGATATCAGGAGAGATTGACCAATCAGATTTCACGCTGAAGATATCACCTGCTGGCGGTGAGTCATCAATCGAGACTGCCAAAACATTGAATGGACTTATCCGTAACATTAGAAACATATCTAATTCAGATGAGGTATTCGAGGAAGCTTCTCGTTCAAATGTTATCGGTGGGTTCGATGCGTGGGAAGTTGTTCCGGACTGGGTTGATGCAGACTCGTTTGATCAAGATTTATTTATAAAAAGAATACCTAATGCCGTAGACAGTGTTTGGTGGGACTTGGGTTCTGTTAAGCGTGATAGGTCAGATTCACGGTGGGGTGTTAAATTAATGGGCGTACCAGCGGCAGAGTATAGAGAAAGATGGCCTGATGGTACAGCACAAAGCGTAAGTGATAACAGAAAGTCACAAGCATACTTTAACAAAGCTGATATGGTTATTGTTGGACAAATATTCTACAAAAAAACGTTTAAGATAGAACTAGTTAGAATGACCAACGGAAATCTTTACAAAGATGATGACGATTTCAAAAAAGTTAAAGATGAACTGGCACAAGGTGGTGTCACTATTGAGTTGGATAATGACGGCAATGAGAAGCGAAGAACCAGAAAGTCATGGCGCGTATACTCACGCATGTTCGATGGTAACGATTGGTTAGGCAGTGAAGAAAAGACAGTATTTGATTTTGTGCCATTGATACCCATTTATGGTAACTTTGATATATTTGAAAATAAGGTGATTTATTACGGTAAGATTGAAAAGCTGTATGACCCTCAGCGCGTGTTGAATTATGCTATGAGTCGTGATATTGAGGATGGTGCACTTTCACCTAGTCCGTTCACATGGATGACAAAAGCACAAGCTCAAGGTAATGACTATAGTCAAATGAATACCGACCATGTACCAGTAAGATTTTACAATGTAGATGAAGAAGCGCCAGGTATTCCACAACCATCAGGTGGTGTTGTTGTAAGCTCGGGTTTACAAACTACAATAGCAAACACTCAACAAATGATAGCAGCTAATGCAAATAGCTTTGATGCATTGCAGGGTAACGCTAGTCCGAACCAGAGTGGGATTGCAGGAAGTCAGCAGATAGAGCAGGGTAATACAGGCTCTATAAAATGGTTTAAAGCATTAAAGATTGCTATTTGTCACACCGGAAAGATATTAGTTAATGCTATACCTCGCGTTTACGACTCGACAAGGCAAGTGCGAATATTAGAGGAAGACGGTACAAGTTCAATGGTTACTTTGAATGATGTTGTATTCGACGAGCAAACACAGACCAATGTAGAGCTTAACAACTTAACAGTAGGTGATTACGATGTTGTATGCGATTTCGGGCCAGCATTTAACAGCCAGCAAAAAGAAACAGCGCAGGCATTTCTAGATATGGCAGCTATTGACCCTACAATATCTCAAAACGGTATGGATATTTGGCTTAAGAACTTGTCGATACCAGGTATGGAATTAATGGCAGAAAGATTTAGGCCGTTACTGTTACAATCTGGCTGCTAGTCCACTATAACCCTGTTTTCAGTTAAATTCCTTTATATCAAATTCAATAAACTCTTCTCGCTTTCCAACGTCAACTTTAAATACAGTGAGCTTATAAATATCG